CACCGCCAAGGACAACATCGTCCTGTACTACATCCCTGTGAACGGCGCTGATCTGGGCGAGGTGTTCAACTTCACCACCGACGCCACCGGTTATATCGGCATCCACGAGGAACCCGATTACACCAACATGACCGCATCCGATACCGTTATCAACGGCATGGTGCTGTTCGCCGAGCGCATTGACGGCGTGGTTGTCGGCACCATCACTCCGGCGGTGGGGGGCTAACCGAACTGCTGAGTGAGCCTGACCCTGAAACCCCTGTTTTCTCCGACATGACAAAAGCTCAATTGCTTGATTATGCCTGGGAAAACGGGGTGGACGGGGTCAGCAGTTCAATGCGCAAGGCTGACATAATCGCAGTATTGGAAGGGAGCTGACCCAATTGACATACGCTGATTACACATACTACTCCGGTGTCTATATGGGCACTGTAAGCAGTGGGGATTTCCCGCGTCTGGCTGTCCGGGCCAGCTCCTTCCTCGATTATTTCACGCAGAACCGAGCCAAGGACAACGTGGATCTGGATGCGGTAAAGATGTGCTGCTGTGCGCTGGTTGACAAGTACGCGGTTATCGAAGCCGCGCAGGCGCTTGCAATGAAGAACCTTGCGACTGCTGCCGCTAATGACGCAGAAGTCAAAAGCGAAACGGTGGGCGGTTATTCCCGCACACTGGCGACCGGCGGCGAATCTGCCGTTTCTGCGCTGAACGCTACGGATGGGGCAAGAAAGCTGCTCGCAGAGACCTGCATGGAGTATCTCGCCCATACCGGCTTGCTGTACCGAGGGAGGGGGTGCGGATCATGTACGCTCCCCACACTGTAACGATCTACAATCCGGTCAAAGAAACCGACAAGGAGACGTTTCAGGAAACGCAAAAGCTGTATGTGACCGTACTTCGTGGCGTGATGCTGCAAGCGTCTAAGGCGGTTAACGTGCGCGAGAGCGGTCTTGCCGGGGCTGATGCAGTTGACCTCTACATCCCGTTTGGCGTGGAAGCTGTGGACGGTTTTACCGGCAAGGTGAAAGCCTATGTCGGTCCGCAGCGGTTTTACGCCGCAGAGGACAAAACCGAACTGTGGACGCTTTCTGTCAAAGGCAATGGTGGGACAACGTTTTTCATCAAAGGCGAGTTTGTGACGGACAATGAAACTGTGGCGCTGGCTCAGGACAACTGCTACACCGTGACCAAGGTTGACGAGAAGGATTTCGGCAGCGTTGATATGCAGCACTGGCAGGTCGGAGGCGTGTGATATGGCGTTGAAATTTTCCGTTCAGACGGACGGCATGGACGCTGTAAAAGAGGCCGTTTCCAAGGGCTGTGATCGCGCAGAACACGTTCTTGCGGTGCAGGTTGCAAAAGATACCGCCCCGTTCGTTCCTATGCTCACAGGCTCTCTGAGGACGCGTACAAAGGTAACGGGGAACACGGTTATTTACCCCGGGCCGTATGCCAGGTATTTGTACTATGGCAAGCTGTACGTTGATCCACTGACCGGAAGCTCTTATGCGCGGAAAGGCGTTACGAAGGTTCCAGCAATGCCGGAAAAGGATTTGATTTTCCACAGAACCGGGACCTGCTCCCATTGGTTTGAAGCATCCAAGGCACAGAACATGGAGAAGTGGGTGCGTGTAGCAGAAAAGGCGGTGAAGCGTGATCTCTAAAGAAAAAACTGTAATGCTGGCATCCAGTAGCGAAAAGGCAGACCTTGACCGCCTGATGCTGATTTGGGCAAACCGTTTCCCCGGTATTCCGGAGAATGTGGATCTGATCAAGTACGAGTATTTCGCGGCGAAAACGGTAGGCATGGCGCTTTCCTCCGTTCAGGGTGCCGTTATCACCAAGAAGTATATCTGCGGCGGCTATCAGGCGGAGTATTCGTTTGAAATCCACTACCAGATCGCACCACCCGGCAAGAGCGACGATACACGCTTGAAGGCGGTTGAGGTTTTAAACAAATTCGCGGACTGGGCGCAGATGCAGCGACCGGACATTGGAGAGGGCAGGCGCGCCCTCCGCGTTGAGACGTCTGCGTTTGCATCGTATCTCGGCGCGACAAGCGACCAATACGAGGACTACATGGTCCCGCTAAAACTGATTTACGAGGTGAATGTATAATGGCAGATTTAACTTTTGCGACGCCCGAAGGTCAGACCATTGACCGCGAGCTTTTGATCGCGTATCTGAATACCGGCTCTAAGGAAGCTCCCACTTGGAGCGCCATCGGTAAGCGTGTGGAGGATTCCAGCGAAGAGATGGACTGGGGTCAGGAGAGCAAACAGGACATCCTGGGCAACACCTTCACCACCATGAAGAAGCCCGTTATTTCCCAGACCTTTGATCCCATCCCTCTGGATGCCGGTGACGCTGCTGCGGTGAAGATGTGGAACCTCGCCGTCAAAGATCATGACGCGCAGGCTCTTGCCAATCAGGATATGATGATTGGACACTTCTACGCTACGTCCGGCGAGGCGAAGTTTGCCGAGCGGTATGATTCCTGTGCTATTGCCGTGACCGGCATCGGCGGTGACGGCGGCGGTACGCTCAACATCACGAGCGAGATTACTTACGGCGGCAATCGTACGCTGGGCACCATTACCAAGGATACCAGTGGCGTGACCTTTACGGCAGGGGCTTAAAAACAAAGGGGCGGGCGCAAACCCGCCCCAATTTCGGAGGCTATTATGAAAGACCTGATTTTCGATACCGGTTTAGTTACCTACAGCATCAACGGCAAATGCGAATTCTCTTTTAACCCCACCGACAGCGCCTTTGTGGAAAAGCTGTTTAATGCCTTTGATATCCTCGACAAGAAGCAGGATACGTACAAGGCAGAGGTGGAAAAGACCGCCAACAAGCGGGAAGTTTTTGAAACCGCCCGGAAGATGGACGAGGAAATGCGCGAGATCATCAACGATGTGTTCGGCTTTGACATTTGCTCTACCCTGTTTGGCGAGATGAACGTATATGCGCTGGCGGACGGTCTGCCTGTGTGGGCGAACCTGATGCTTGCCATCATGGATGAGGTTGACACCACCTTTGCCCGTGAGCAGAAAGCCACCAACCCCCGCGTGAGCAAGTATACGAAGAAGTACCACAAATGAAGTACGATCTGCCGACTGCCGTAGAGGTAAACGGCACTGAGCACCAGATACGCTCTGACTATCGCGATATCCTGACGATCATTGAGGCACTGTCTGACGCTGAGTTGTCGGAGGAAGAAAAGGCCGAGGCCATGCTTGACATTTTCTATCCAGACTTTGCGGAAATGCCGCAAAGCGACTACGAGGAAGCGATCAAGCAATGCGCAAAATTCATCAACTGCGGCGAAGAGCAGCGTGAGGAAAAGCGTGGGCCGAAGCTGATGGATTGGCAGCAGGACTTTCCCCTGATCGTTGCCCCAGTCAACCGCGTTCTGGGACAAGAAGTCAGATCCGTTGAGTATCTGCACTGGTGGACGTGGGTATCCGCGTATCAGGAAATCGGGGATTGCACCTTTGCCCAGGTTGTGGGAATCCGCAATAAAAAGGCAAAGGGGAAGAAGCTGGATAAAAGCGAACAGGAGTTTTACAAGCAGAACCGGCACCTGGTTGACTTCAAGCGGCAGTATACGGAACAGGACGAGGACGTTATCAGCAAATGGATATGAGAACCGCCCTCCGGAGAGGGCGGCAGGTGCATTAAATGTTTTTCATAGCTTTTGCGATTTCTTTCGCCTGTTGACGCATGGCATCGGATTTGTTTTGCTCCATAGCCGAAATTACGGAGTCTCTGAAAACGCCAGGTGACTTTGTACTTGTAAACAAAAACCGATCAGATGAAGTGTCAATTTGCAATGCTCCATATTTATACTCTCGCCATGACGATTTTACAGACACACCGTTTATCTTGTTAATTGGCACATCTACTGAAATCTTTTTCGGTACTGAAACGCGAACAATGAGGCGTTTGTTTGTCAAAACAACATGGTTCATGGTCAGCCTGAAAATTTCGTATAAGACCGGGAATGCAAAGACCCAAGGGACAAAAAACCATACGTCCTCCATTTGCATTAAAGAAGCCTTGCACACGGCGAATACAAATAAAATGCACCACGATATAAGTGGGATACATGAAAATTTGAGCGTGTCGAGAACTTCTTCGCCCGGCAAAAGAACTGCTGTTTGCTTTTTTCGCATGGGAGGTTCCATTTTCTTTGTTGGCGTCGAAAAATCCCAATCACATCTTTCAATTTTTCGCTTGTAGTATGAAATTTCTTTTCTTGAGTAGTCATAGCCTGGTAAATCGTTGATGTATTTTGCAACGAGTTTAATATCTGCGCTTGAGTAATTTGTGCATTTTTTTAAGTATGCGGAGATTTCAAAAACTGAAAGATACACGGTTGCTACAATGTTGACGTCAATTTTATTCTCGTTTTTATCAAATAAATTACTACACATTTGTGTGACATGATCTTCCATTGATACCAACTCCTTTTATTAAGCATAACATAAAATGCATAAAAAGCAAGGGAAAGAAGGCGATTGCATGGCAGATGGCTCCATCACCATAAAGACGGACATTGATGATAAGCAGGCGCAAACGGAATTAAACAGGCTAACAAAAAAAATCGATGCGCTCAATGAAAAGATCAGCGATAAAAAGCAGCAAGCAATTCCACTCGTGGAGCAATCAAAGCAGATTGCCGCAAATCTCGATGAGGCTAAATCTAAGCTGTCGCAAATGAAAAGCGGAAACGAATTTTTTACATCAAGTGCGATTAAAGACCAGGAACAAACCGTGGCAACGATGCAAAAAGAATGGGATGGTGTGCAAAAAAGGGTTGAAGCTGTAGATGCGTCCATTGCCAAAGATACCAGAAGCCTTGGACGAATGAGCAACCGGGCGGGAGAACTTTCTGCGCAGATTGCTGGCGCAAGTAAGAGTTCTACTGCGCTGGCCGCTGCAAGTAAAAAAGCAGACAAATATATGGATCGGTTTTCTCGCAGAGTAAAAGGGCTTGTCCGTCGCGTGTTCGTGTTTGGCTTAATTGTGCAAGGACTCCGCTCCGTGCGCGAATGGCTCGGGAAGGCGGTTAAAACCAACGATCAGGCTACAAAAGCGCTATCGCGATTAAAAGGTGCTTTGCTAACACTCGCACAGCCGTTTGTGAATGTTTTGCTTCCGGCGTTTACATCATTCGTGAATTTGCTAACCCAATTTGTGACTGCTATGGCAAAAATTACAGCGGTTTTGTTTGGGTCGACGATTGATCAAACAAAAAAAGAAGCAGAGAACCTTTACAAAGAATCGGACGCTTTAAACGAAACGGGCAAATCTGCAAAAAAGGCTGGCAAAGCACTTGCCTCGTTTGATGAAATTAATAAATTAGGCGGAGACAATAAGGAAAAAACAGAACCGGACTTTAATTTTTCTGAAAATGAAAATTGGCTCGATAAAATGCTTGGAAGCGCAGCGGAAAAAGTTGCAAGCGCTTTGATCTTAGCGGGCATTGCCTTTATTGCCATCGGTGCATCGGTCGGCAGCATTAAGATGGTTATAACGGGACTGCTTCTCATTGGCGCTGGGCTTTTTGTCGCAGAGGAAACCGGAGTATTGCAATCCTGGGTGGATACACTTGGCCTCAATAATGTTGCGGAATTTATTGTGACGGCTGTGATCCTTGCTGGCATTGCAATGGTCGCAATCGGAGCGGCAACGGGAAACATCCTCCTTGTGATTGCTGGACTTCTGCTGATTGGACTTGCCGTTCTTTATGCAAAAAACAGCGGCATGATGGATGATTGGGCAGAAACGCTTGGGCTTAATCGCGCTGCATCTTTTATTACGGCAGCATTGTTGATCGCTGGCTTTGCGTTAATCGCCATTGGCGCGGCTACCGGAAATATTTTGATGGTGGTTGCCGGAATTGCTTTAATAGCTATTGGCATTTATGTCGGTGTAAAAAGCGGAACGTTTACAGACTGGGCAAGCGCGCTCAAATTAGATTCGGCTTTTGGATATGTGACAGCAGCTATGCAAATCGCCGGAATCGCTATGATCGCCATCGGCGCGGCAATGGGAAACATCGTGATCGTACTTGCGGGTGCGGCGCTATTAGGGTTTGGCATTGCGGCAGAAGCCATTGGGCAAGAAAGGCTTGAGGCATGGTGGGAGAAGTTAAAGCTGACCTCCGTTGCACAGTGGATATCTGTTGCGCTTCTTCTTGGCGGTATTGCATTGGTCGCATTTGCGGCGGCTACGGCAAACCCGATTCTTTTGGCAGTTGGACTTGGCATTCTTGGCATGGGAATAACTGCAGCAATAAATGAGGGCCACCTGAAGAATTGGGTTGAAACGCTCGGTTTGAATAAGGTTGTTGGCTGGGTATCTGTTGCCCTTATGCTTGCTGGAATTGCCCTTATTGCATTTGGCGCAATGACCATGAATATCTTTATGCTTTTGGCTGGTGCTGCTTTGCTTGTTAGTGGTTTCGCAGTAGGGACGACCACAAACAAATTTCAAAGTTGGGTTGAAACCTTGCATCTGAATGAAGTTTCCGGATGGGTGTCTACGGCAATGCTTTTGCTGGGTATCGCTCTTGTGGCTATTGGCGCTATGACGCTGAATGTCCCAATGCTTTTAGCTGGTGCAGCGCTGCTTGGCGTTGGTATCGCCGCAAAAGCAGGCGGGTTTAATTCTACAAAATCTGTTTCCGGTGGAAACCCGGCGGCACGGTCTGCTATGCCTGCAATTAGCCCTGCATCCGTTCCGCGTTTGGCGACCGGCGCAGTTATTCCCCCGAACCGTGAGTTTTTAGCAGTACTGGGTGACCAGAAGCAGGGGAACAACATTGAAGCCCCTGAATCTGCCATCGAGGCAGCGGTGGCCCGTGGCATGGCTCAGTATGGCGGCGGCAATCAGACGGCCATTCTCAAGATTGGCGAACAAGAATTGGGCCGCATCATTTTCAAGCTGAACAAGGACCAGACGCAGCGCGTTGGTATTAAAGTGACCTAAAGGCGGTGGGTATGAATTACATCAAAATTAACGGAACTTCATTTGATGTGAATGTCGCGATCTCTAAGTACAACGAAAATTTCAGCGTTCTCGATGGGGAGAACGCTGGGAGATCGAAAGACACAGGCCGGATGATCCGGGATGTTCTGGGAACGTACATTGGGCATAAGGTGACTGTTTTCCGCAGTGGGGACGATTACAGAAGCTATGATGCGTTCTGGAACTATCTCAAAGCCCATTCCATTGACGATTCCGTTTTGCTTGAAGCTGCGGACGGCAACACAACTATTTCCTATCGCGCATACTACACCAGCGCATCGCACGATATTGAAAAAGTTGAAAACGGGATCAATTATTGGGGAGAAATTGAAATCCATTTCATTCCCATCGCACCGCAAATCACGCGGTAAGGAGGGCGTATGGATTATATCATGATCGGCCCCTACCAGTTTGATCGGGATGCATCTAAGGACGATATGCGGTTAGACTACTGCTCATCTTTTCAAGAAGTTGCATTGGATGAAAGTAGCCTTTCGTTTGATACGGTCAGCGTAGAAGTTTGCACCACAACAATAGGCGCACAGCTTTCTGCACTCCCCAATAACACCCCCATCATTGTTTACAGAGGCGGCGAAATCAAAGCAAGGTTTGTAAGCAGCGGCGTTTCCCGTATCGGGCCTGTCACTTATCAACTTACAGGGCGGTCCCCTATGGGCGCACTTACCGGAATGGTGCATACTGGCGGCATTTACACAGGCCAGACCGTGGAAGATGTTGTAAAAGAAATCTGCGGCAACATCTCTTCGCTGATAAAAAGTGTATATGCCGGAGTTAAACTTTACGGCTGGCTTCCTTATGCGGATGGGAAAGAACGCTCTGCACGAGACAACCTCGCACAAGTGCTTTTTGCCATTGGGGCCTATCTCCGCACAGACCTGAACGGTGTTTTGAGAATTGAACCCTTGTGGGACGGTACGGCATCGTTGATTGATGTCGACCGATCTTACACCGGGGGAACCGTGAAATACGATTCACCCATCTCTGCTGTGACGGTAACGGAGCATCAATACGTTGCGGGAACGGAAGTAAAGGAGCTATTCTCCGGCACGGCGCAGAATGGCGATATCATCACATTCTCCGAGCCGATGCACTCTCTTTCTGCGACAGGCTTCACCATTCTGGAAAGTGGCGCAAACTACGCCAAGATCTCCGCTGGCACTGGCGCACTGACTGGCAAGGAATATATCCACAACACCCGCCTAATCACGCAGCCTGTGACGGCTGGCGCTGTGGAAAACATCAAATCAGTTACAGACGCCACGCTGGTATCTCTGGTGAATTCATACGCCGTGGCGAAGCGCCTTGCGGACTATTACCGGTGCCGCGAAACTATCACCAATGACATTGTAAGCGGGCACGAGAAACCGGGCCATGTTGTAAGCGTATATCATCCGTATGATAAGAAAATGGTTTCCGCGTGTATCCAGTCTCTGGACACCACCATGAGCGCTACGCTGAAAAGCAGTATGGAAGCACTGGTGGGCTTCACCCCGGCACAGCCAGAATCTGCGGAGTATTTTGACGAGCGGGTTGTCCTGACCGGCTCCGGCGAGTGGCAGGTACCGGAGAATGTGACCGCAATCACGGCAGTTTTGATCGGCGGTGCGCAGGGTGGCCACTGCGGTCACGGCGGCAATCCGGCGGAGGCAAAAACGGAAAGCTACACAGGAACGATCCTTGGATCGCTGCTCCAGCACAACACGGACAAGTGGGCGCTGGGCGGCAAGGGCGGCCTTGGCGGCGATCCCGGTTCCGGCGGCAAAATTTTCCAAGCGACATTTGACGTGAAGCCCGCGCAGAAGTTTTCCTTCGTCTGCGGCGTTGGAGGCTTGGGCGCGGCGTTTGACGCGAACAACTGGGCCAACACGCCCAACACGCCGGGAGCAGAAGGGACAAAGACCACCTTCGGAAGTCTCGACAGCGATTCTGGATCAGTATCCGAGATTGGCTACACGGACCCGGTGACCGGCGAGGTGTTTGCCGCGAAAGGCGAGCAGGGCATTGCCGGTGGTGACGGCGCAGGCATGAACCCGGATCACGGAGACAATGACCGGTATATCCCGCTGAAATCCACATCCGTTGTGGATGAGGACGGCCATGTGTGGGAGGGTGGTGCCACAAAGGTTAACGATAACGGCATTGTGCTCCCCAGCGCTGGCGATGAGCAAAGCTTCACTGGCGACTTGGAAGATGGCTATTGCGGCGGCGATGTAACGTACAACTGCGGCAGCGGTGCTGCTGCCGGTGCGAACGGAACGCCCGGAAATACTGCTGGCACGTTCAGACTTGTAAGTGTCCCCCGTAGTGGAATGCCAAAAACGTCTATCACCGTAACGGCCAGCGGCAGCGCCTCCGTGCCCGGAGCCAACGCGACGCTGATCCCGAGAAAGCCCGCTGCATACGGCAAGGGTGGCAGAGGCGGCTACGGTGGCGGCGGCGACGGCGCTACGGGCCTGAGCCGCACCTATTACGGCGGCAGCAAGAGCGGCACACTCAACAACTACCCGGGCAGCGTCCGCACCACCGGCAGCAACGGCGCACAGGGCGGCCCCGGCGGCGATGGCTGCGTTATTCTCTATTATCGCAAGCCGAAGCCGGTGCAGTCCGGCGCACTGAAAACAAGCGATGGCCGCGACCTGCTGGACGCCCTCGACCGCAGAATGATCGTATAAGGAGGTGCGCTATGCCGAACGATTATTACACCATGATTTTCACAGGCGAAAAAACAGACGAGCTGCTGAAGCGCGTGGACGATGGGGAAATCATCATCCCGTCCTCCACGGCGGGAAGCACGAAGAAATTCAAGCTGACGGTGGACGATACCGGCACCGTCAGCGCCACGGAGGTGACGTCCTGATGGTACAGGGTGATGCGTACAGCATCGATATCACGATCAAGAACCTGGGCGAGGCGATCCCGATTGACACCGTGGAAAAGGTGGAGGTCACTCTGCTGAACCTGACGCGGTCCTATCCGGAGGAGGTCACCTACTCGGACGGGAAATTCCACTTCCCGGTCACCCAGACGGAGACCTTCAAGCTTCCCACGGTGTGCCCCATGCAGGTCCGGGTGAAGTTTACCGGCGGGGACGTGGTCGGCTCCCTGATCCAGATGGTGGAAGTGGCCGGGGCGATCAGTAAGGCGGTGCTGTGATGCTTACCTTTGAGCTGCAGCCGCGCAAGGCCCTTGAAATCTCCTTTGCCGTGTCCATCGTCGCGGGAAAGGGAGACCCCTACACCGGAGCCTACAAGGTGACGCCTAAAATCTACGGCCCGGTGGTGCTGGAAACAAAGGACAAGTCCATGGCGGACGATGTGACGGTCTTAAAAATCCCCCAATTTGAGGTGTCCAACGAGGCCGGGGGAAATACATTGATTATGGGAGACGAGTACTATGGCGGATAAGTACATCAACAAGGTCATCATCGGCAATGACGTCAAGCTGGACCTCACCGCTGACGATATCACTGCCGACAAGCTGGCGAAGGGCATCAAAGCCCATGACAAGAGCGGCGCGCCCATTGTGGGCACCAGCACCTTCGACTCCGACACCTCCGAGGATACCGCCGTTGCTGCGGAGATCCTTCTGGGGAAAACGGCCCACGCGAAAGGCGCGAAGCTGGTCGGCACCATGCCGAATCAGGGCGGCAAGACCCTTGACATCACGGACAAGGCGGCCCCCGTGTCCATCCCCATGGGCTTCCATGACGGCTCCGGCAAGGCGCAGATCGCGGAGGCGGAGGCGGCAAAGCTGATCCCCGCCAACATCCGGGAGGGCATCACGGTCTTGGGCGTGGTCGGTACCATGAGCGGCAGCGAGGGCATGAAGGCGCAGGCCAAGAGCGCCACGCCCACCTTCGCCCAGCAGGAGATTTTACCGGATGAGGGCTACAACTGCCTGTCCTCCGTCACCGTGGCGGCGATCCCTGTCAGCTACACCGACAACGAGCAGGGAGGCCAGACTCTGAAAGTGGGTGCGTAAGGATGGCGGTCAACAAGGTTAAAATCAACGGCGAGGTCAAGCTGGACTTGACCCAGGACACCGTGACCCCGGAGAATCTGCTCTCCGGGGCCACCGCCCACAATGCGGCGGGGGAGCGGATCAGCGGCGCGGTGGCACCTGTCCGATACGATGTTGCTCAGGACCTGACTTCCGATCAAAAAAATCAGGCCCGGGACAACATCGGCGCGGCGTCTCTGGGAACGGACGGCAAGGTGCCTACAAGCCAGCTGCCGGAAATCAGTTCCGTGAAAACCTACACCGCCACCATCGGGACCACGTGGGTGGAGGATGAAAACACCGGCGTCAAGACGCAGAGCGTTGCCATCGCCGGGGTGACGGCACAAAACACGGCACTGGTGGACCATGTTTACACGGGGGCAGGGACCAGCGACGATTACGCGGCCTTCGTAGAGGCGGAGAACCAGTATCTCAACTGTATCACCAACGGCTACGCCGAGACCTATAACGGCGGTATCAAGTTTACGATCTTTGGGGACGCCAACACGGTTGCGATTCCCATTGTTGCGGAGGTGAGCTGATGGGTCATGTAACAGTGGTTGGCGGGTGCAGAGCGAAAGCCCCGTCAACCGGTATCTTGGCAAGTGCTTTGCCGGTGGGGTCTACGGTCAAACTGATGGAGGGCGGCACGGCGGTTGAATATCTGGTGGTGAATCAGGGCATCCCCTCTAATTCAAACCTGTATGACGCAAGCTGTGACGGAACGTGGCTGCTAAGGAAAGATATACGTGAGTTACTTGCATATAACAGTTCCGAAAACAATAGCTACAAAGAATCTGCAGCCCACAATTACATCAACGATACATTTTTAAACCTGTTTGGAGGAATGGAACAGACTGTTATTAAGCAGGTTAAAATCCCCTATGTGAATGAGACTGGCGGCGCGGGAATTGCTTCCGGTGCATCTGGACTGTCTGCAAAAGCCTTTCTACTATCCGGTTATGAGATTGGGATTGGGGGAGCAGATTATTTGCCAAGAGATGGCGCAAAATTGGACTACTTTGATCAGATTGCTGGTGCAGACCCAAAACGTATTGCATACCTAAACGGTTCGGCATCTTTTTGGTGGCTTCGCTCTCCATACACATACAGAGCAAGCACAACTAACGTGTGGTACGTTTACAATAATGGTGGCTGCAATACTATCAGATCAACTTACCAGTATGGCGTCCGCCCTGCCCTCATTCTCTACAGCAATGCACTATTTGACGAAACCACGATGCTTTTAAAGGGGGTAGCCTAATGGGACATTGCTTGATGATGCGGAAGGGCGAGGTGCATACGGCACCGGTGACGGGGGTGCTGGCTTCCAGCCTTGCGGTGGGTTCCACCGTGAAGCTGATGGAGGGCGGCACGGCGGTTGAATATCTGGTGGTCAATCAGGGCATCCCGGAAAACAGCAGTTTGTATGACGCAAGCTGTGACGGGACGTGGCTGCTGAGGAAGTATATTCACAGCGAACGGCAGTGGAATACCAGCAACGTAAACAAGTATGAAAGCAGCGCTATTAACACTTGGCTGAATGGGGACTTTTTCAATAGTTTAGGAAGCGTGGAGCAAGCAACCATCAAGCAGGTGAAGATCCCGTACCGTAAGAACAGCGGCTCCGGCGGCACCGACCAGAGCGGCGCGAACGGTCTGTCCGCGAAGATCTTCCTGCTGTCTGGCTACGAAGTAGGCTTCACGACCAGCGATAACAGCTACTTCCCGGTGGACGGCGCGAAGCTATCCTACTTTGCGCCTGATACCGGCACGTCCGCCAACAACAAGCGCATTGCGTACCTAAACGGCTCGGCCGTCCGCTGGTGGCTCCGCTCCCCGGACACCGGCGGCGTCGACGTCGTGTGGTACGTCTCCTACAACGGCAACTACAACGGCTACTACGCATCCACCTCGTATGGTATCCGCCCCGCTTTGATTCTCCCCAGCAATGCTCTATTTGATAAGACTACCATGCTCCTAAAGGGGGTGACATAATGGGCAGAGTGATTATGAGCGGCATTGTGCCGCCCTTGACGGCACCGGTGCATATTGATCCGGTGCTGAATAACAACAGCTGGGAAACCATCAGCAAAATTAGTCAGGCGGGGTTGGCGGCGCAGTATTGGAACGTGGGCGACACGAAGGACATTGTGATTAACGGCACGGTGGGAGATACAACCTTTACCAACCTGACGGTGCAGGCGTTTATCATCGGCATTAATCACAACGCTGCCAGAGAAGGGCAACACCTGATTCATTTCCAGATTGGTAAGATCAACGGCACCCTGGTGGGCCTGGTAGACGGCAATTACGGAAACGATACCAGCACCACCGGAGCCTTTACCATGAACACGTTACGCACAAACAGCGGCGGGTGGAATAGCAGCCACATGAGAAAGACCGTGCTGGGCAGCAACAGCGCCAGCGCCACCAGCCCCGCGGCCAACACCTTGCTGGCAGCCCTGCCTGCGGATCTCCGGGCGGTGATGAAACCAGCCACCAAGTACAGTGACAACACCGGCGGCGGAAGCAACACCGCAAGCTATGTTACCGCTACTCGGGATCTGCTGGCACTGCTGGCGGAGTTTGAATATTTTGGGGTAAGAACCTACGCCAACAGCGCGGAGCAGAATTATCAGGCCCAGTATGACTATTACAAGGCTGGAAATAGCAAAATCCATTATAAGCACAACGCCACTGGCACGGCGGCCTTTGCGCATTGCCGTTCCGCCAATTCGGGAGATACCTCCTTTTTCTGCCGTGCCGCCCCCTACAACAACATCACCATTGGCTACTCCGACGATTCCTTTGCAATAGCCCCCTGCTTTTTTGTATAAGGAGGATTTCTATGTACAGACTGACCACCCCTCAAGGGGAAAGCTATTTGACCGAAAAGGTCAACTACATCCGCAAGCACGATTCCGGCGTGTACCTGCTGACGGACGCAAATCACGCGGAGGGCGTATTTTTCACCTTCTGCTTTTAAAAAAGCCGGAGGTCAATCCTCCGGCAGGTCCCACAGGGCTTCCGACGCGGCTTGCTGGGTGACGATCTTTTACAGGGGCCGCGTCGGAATGTGGGAACAAGAAAAATTTTAGAGGTGTGTTATGACGGAGACGATAATCTGCGCCCTCATCACAGGGGGGCTGACGCTGATGGGCGTGCTCATCGCCAACGGCAAACAGCAGGCGATTACGGACACCAAACTGGACGAGCTGACCCGCGAGGTGCGGGAGCACAACAGTTTCGCTCAGCGGGTGCCGGTGATCGAGGAACAAATTAAGGTAATCAACCACCGGATCCAGGATCTGGAGCATATCAGTGAACGTTGAAAGGAGAACGCTATGGAAAACATCAAGAAACGGCTGGGGAATCTGCTTGCGGTGAAGTCTCTGGTGACCATCACCCTGACGGTGGTGTTTGCAGTGCTGGCCCTGCGGGAGAGCATCAGCGGCAGCGAGTTTCTGACCATCTTCACGGTGGTCATCGGCTTTTACTTCGGAACCCAGAGGGTCAACGAGGACAAGAACAGTTAAAACCGGTTGAATAATCGACCGTAAATTTGAAAGGGGTACATACCATGGAAAAGATCTACGAGAACATCATCAATGAGGGCAAGAAGAACGGCAAGGCTGTGGAGACCATTAACGCGGAGCTGAAGGAGGCCGGTGCCAACTTCCACCTGAATCCCGACGGCGGCGTGGCCAACTGGACCGAGGCGGAGATGGCCGAGGGCTTTATCCCTGCCGAGAAGGAGCCGGAGGACGTGAAGCACCTCCACGATTACATGCGGCGTGACCCCGCCAAAGCCAACACCGAGGAGGAAGTCTGGGTGCCGGAAGGCCATTATCGCATTACCTTTGACGAGGACGGCCACGCCACCAAGGCCGTGAGAATCAATGGTTGATACGTTTGACTGCGCGAGAGCGCAGATCTACCACAACACCGGCAAGCTGACCCCGGCGCAGATCAAGGCCAAGACCGGCTGCACCCACATCATTAACGGCTACCTGTTCAACGGGAAGTTTCAGCCGGTGGGCTGGACGGTGATTGACGGCAAGGTCATCAGCCGGGACAAATACCAGGACTGGGGCGTGTCCATTGGCAATGACGGCAAGCCGCAGATGCTGACGGACCGGGGCGGATCGTTTTTGTCCGGCGTGCCCATCCTCAAGGCCGGGTCCAAGCTCTACCGGGGCCTGACCGCCGACGTGGCCCGTCCCGCTGCCCGTACGGCGGTGGGCTGGATGCCCAACGGCAAGGTATGCCTGTGGTGCGACAAGACCAGCCTGACCCGTGAGCAGCTCCAGAATAAGCTGCTGGGGCTGGGCGTGGTGGATGCCCTCATGCTGGACGGCGGCGGTTCCACCCAGGGCATTTTCCCCGGCGGGAAGGTGATCAGCACCCGGAAAGTGCCTACGCTGCTGCTGTTCTGGGAGCGGTCGGCCAAGGTTGAAGATCAAGCCCTCGTATGGGGCAAGGCTCACGGCCTGCTGACGGACGCCAACGCCGGGGAGACCGTGACCCGCGCCGACATGGTCCGGGCGCTGTATCAGATCTGGTGGGATAACCATGGTTGAGATCCACGCTTACAGCAAAGCCGCCTCCGGGGGCAAGCAGCTCTCCGCCCATTTTAAGGTGCGGGAGTTCGCGTGTGGAGACGGGTCTGACGCTGTTTTGGTGGCTCCCCGGCTGGTGATGGTGCTTGAGACGATCCGCGCCCACTTCGGCACTCCGGTGGTCATCCACAGCGCCTACCGGACGCCGCAGTACAATGCCAAAGTGAACGGTGCGGCCCACAGCCAGCACTGCTATGGCATGGCGGCGGATATTTCTGTCAAGGGCCAGACTCCGGCAGCGGTGGCAACCTTCGCCCGGACGCTGATGCCCGATTGGGGCGGTGTGGGCATTTACGCCAAGAAGGGCTTTACCCACATCGACGTGCGGGAGAAACGCTCCGACTGGACGAGCTAAACATCTGAAAGGAGGGCCAGAAGATGGCAACATCCACGCGGGAACGCGCTCTGCAAGTCTGGGGAACCCATGGAAAAAACAAACCGAGAGATCCGGGCGCTGTTGTCGTCGATGGCCCCGGCCCGGGCGGCGCAGGCCGTCCGGCTGGTAGGTCTGCCGCCTGACGAGGAAGCGGCAGTGCTGGCGGTGGACGTCCGCGGCCAGAGCTGCCTACAGGCGGCGGCGCTGCTCCACGTCAGCGTGGACGGGTTGGCCAAGATCCGGCGGCGTGCCTACGCCAAAATAGCGGATGATATGCAGGGATAGAGAAAGCCGTGTCCGATTCGGACACGGCTATTTCTTTGGGCAGTTTGAGGGCAGAATACAGGCAGTTTCCGGGCAGTTTGGCTGTCCGGATTTTTTGTATCATAGAAGTGTAAAGGAGGCGCACACAATGTACGAGCGGCTTTTGGCCTGCGGGTATCCGGTGGAGTTGGCGCGAGATATTGTTGCGCAGACCGATCCAGCGGAGCTGGAACGCTGTGTGCGCATGATTGAGCTTTTATACGATGACCGGAGGGAGTATGTATAACCATTTCAACCCCAACCCCTGCGGGAAAAATGTAGGGGACTGCACCGTGCGGGCAATCGTCAAGGCTACCGGGATGGATTGGGGCGAAATTTATTTGCGGCTCTGTATCCAAGGGTATCTGGACGGGGATATGCCGTCGGCAAACGCCTGTTGGGGGCGGTATCTCCGCAGCATCGGATATCGGCGGTACATCGTGCCGGACACCTGCCCAGACTGCTACACGGTGGGCCAATTTGCGGAGGATCACCCAAAAGGCACCTATATTCTGGCTCTGTCCGGCCATGTGGTCTGCGTCTGCGACGGCATGATCTGGGACAGCTGGGACAGCAGCAACGAGAACATCTTGTATTACTGGGTCAAGGAGGATGACTAAAATGGCTTACACACCTTACGGATGGCAAAACCCTTATTACGCACAGCCCATGCCGGATAATCTGGCACAACTCCGTCAACAGCAGATGCCTCCAATGATGGCACCACAGCCCCCTCAGAATCCGGTGGCGCAGAGCGGTGTGCAGTGGGTCAGCGGCGAACAGGAGGCCCGGAACTGGATGATTGCGCCTAATGCCGCCGTGGCTTTGTGGGACAGCTCCGCGCCTACGGTGTACCTCAAGAAGGCGGATGCCAGCGGTAAACCGTCCCTCACGATTTATGACCTCGTAGAACGCACAGAAACGCCCCGTACAGCCACGCAGGAAAAGGGCATGGAGTTTGTCACCAGAAAAGAATTCGACGCACTAGCGGCGCTTGTGGGCGAATTGAAGGGCAAGAAGAAGCGCAAGGTAGAGGAGGAAGAGGACGATGAGTAACAATCCGTTTTTCAATGCGTTAGGTGGCGGACAGATGCCGGGGTCGATGAGCGGCTTTCCTCAGCTTTTACAGCAGTTCAAGCAGTTCAAGGCAAGTTTTAAAGGCGACCCAAAAGCGGAAGTGGAGAAGATGCTGCAAAGCGGCAAAATCTCACAAGATCAGTTGAACAAGATACAGTCAATGGCAAACCAATTTCAGGGGCTTTTCAAGTAATCAAAATCGTGGCCACGGTTTGATATAAATATTTTTTCAAAAGGAGTGATACTATGTCTCTTTCCTCTGACGGCACCATGCTGACTATGCCTGTGGCTCCTGCCAACACCGGAAACGGTAACGGCTTCGGTTGGGGCGGCGATGGCGCATGGTGGATCGTGCTGTTCCTCATTTTCGCTGCGTTCGGTGGCTGGGGTAACGGCTTTGGTTTCGGTGGCGGCGGCAACGGCGTGATGGACGGTTATGTCCTGACCTCTGATTTTGCCAATGTCGAGCGCAAGATCGACAGTGTAAATCAGGGTCTTTGCGACGGATTTTACCAGCAGGCGCAGCTTATCAACGGCACCAACATGGCGATGGCAAACGGCTTTGGGCAGGCTGAGCTTTCCCGCAGTAACCAGCAGGCGGCTCTCATGCAGCAGTTGACTGCCATGCAGATGCAGGCCGCTGAGTGCTGCTGCAACACCCAGCGCAGCATCGAGGGCGTGCGCTATGATATGGCGGCGCAGGCTTGCGATACCCGGAACACGGTGCAGAACGCCACCCGGGACATTATCGACAATGCCAACAGCAACAGCCGCGCGATCCTCGATTTCCTGACCCAGAGCAAGCTGCAGGATCTCCAGAGCGAGAACCAGGGCTTGAAGCTGGCCGCATCTCAGGCGGCGCAGAACAGCTATCTGGTGTCCCAGCTCCGGCCTTCTCCCATTCCGGCCTACACGGTGCAGAACCCCTATTGCTGCAACCAGTTTGCCGGATGCGGCTGCTGACAACTGCATAGCGTAGCTTTTTGTTGGCAATGTTTTGTTGACGCCAACAAAATGTTCGGCCCCGTGCCGATACTGATGACAAAGCGGCGGGGCAGTAGCCCTGCCGCTGATTTTATGAAAGGAGATTTCTATGCCTGAATACACTGCCATTGCCGCACAGACCGTAGCGGCAAACCAGAACGTGCTTTTTACGGAAGCACCGATTCCCTGCACTAAGGGCCTTGTGACGCACCGCACTGGCTCCGGTCTGTTTAACCTCCGTGGTAACTGCTCCCAGTGCCGCGTCCGCTATAAGGTGGACTTTATCGGCAATATTGCCGTAAGCACCGGCGGGACCCCCGGCCCCATCTCCGTTGCCATTGCGGTTGACGGTGAGCCGCTCCCGTCCTCCATTGCGACGGTGACGCCCACGGTTGCGGGGGCATTTTTTAACGTGGCTGCATCCGAGTACGTTGACGTTACAAAGGGCTGCTGCGCGTCGCTGTCCATCCGCAACGTTAGTGGCGAGGCCATTGACGTGAGCAACGCGAACCTTATCATTACCAGAGTTTGCTGAGAAAGGAGAACACAATGGGAATGAAATCTATGTATGAACTGCGGGATATGCTCTGCAAGGAACTTGACGAGTTGACCCGCAAAGGCGAGCTGGGTGCCGGTGATCTGGACATTGCCCACAAGCTGACGGATACCATCAAAAACATCGACAAGATCGAGGCGATGGACGAGCGCGGCTATTCCGGGCGCTATCTGGACGATGATATGCGCGGCTACAGCCGTGGCAGTTCCTACGCGCGTCGGCACTACGTCCGAGGTCATTACAGCCGCACGGACGCCGCCGAGCATCTGCGCAGCCAGATCAACGATATGATGCGGGAGACCGACGATGACCGCATCAAGGACGCCCTGCGTCGTGCAATGGACATGATGGAGGACTAAAGGGGGTAGGCCCCAATGATTGACGAGCGAGAATTGGCGCTATGGATCAAGCGGTTAGAAACAGAAGAGTCCAGCTGGTCAAACTATGAAAAACTGGCGGCGCTGTATACCATCCAAAACCAGAACCGGGAGCCGGTGAGGGAATCTCGCATGATCGAGGCGTATTCTGCGGCTCCCGCGCCTGACAGCGATTTCCTCCGAGCGGTATCTAACGTTGACCCAGCCCGTGCGTGGGAGGTCATGGACGAACTGATGGACAGCTTGAAAGTGGTCAACGAGCGGGTTTACAATAGCGTCATGCGGAAATTGGAAAGCTAAATTTAACCCCTCGGCAAATGCCGAGGGGTTAGTTATATTTTAATGTTAGCGTTGCGACATGAAAATAAGACTAACTTGGCGTTACAAAAAACGCACCGTCATTGTCTGCGTCGATGCGCTGGATTGTGCGTACCCAAAATTCCTTTTTTGCCTGCCGGTCTAAATCAGGATATTCCTTCAACTCTCGCCGTAATGTTTCAAGGTCAAATTCTTTTATAGGCTCCGGGTTTATTGCCGCGAGCTGCTGTTTCAATTCCGTATAGTCTTTTTTGTATTCTTCGATTTCAATCAAATCCGACAGATACAGGTCTTTCAGTTTTTGCATTTTCCGCTTGATTTGCTCCGCCGTTTTGGGCTGCTTTTTTTCTGCGGTTTTTGATTTGGAGTAATACTTTTTTGCGATCCCCTCAAATTCCCGCAGAAGGTAATCCTCAAGCACATCTTCTCGGATTCTGAGGATGTGCGGGCAGTCGGCTGGATCAAGTGTGTGCGTTCTGCATCGGTAGTACTTGTACACCTGCTTTACAGTCTCCGGCTGCATATTTCTACCGCACTCCCGGCAACGGAGAATTCCGGTAAACAAATATATTCGATCCGCACTGGCGTTCCGCTGGCTTCGCCGTTCCAAGATTTTCCCAGCAAGGTCAAAGGTTTCTTGATCGACAAGTGCAGGCAATGCGTTTTCCACGCCGAACGCCTCACCTAAGTACAGGCGGCTTTTCAACGCATCCTTGTATTTGTTGTACGAGCGTTTGATCCCCCACTCCGTTGCCATATACCGCCTTAGCGCAAGGATGCTTTGCAGCCGTATAAAGGCTGGGAACATATCTCGCGCCGCATCTGCGGTTTCTTCATCAATGGCGTAGCGCCGGTTCTTCACGCAGATTCCGATGGGAGTTTTCCCGTTGGTTGGCTGGCCCTTTGCCCTCTTGCCTTCGTTGATGGCCTTAATGCGCTCCGATGTGCGGTCAGCTTCGTCTTGCGCTACCGACAACATAATATTGACCTTTAATCGCCCTGATGCAGTCCGCGTTTCGTAGTCCTCTCTGATGGCCTGCCAATCCACATGATTTTTGTCGAGAACCTCTTGCACGGCGTAGTACCCCGCCACATTCCGAAACCACCTATCCAGCTTGACAAAAAGGATGGTGTCGATTTTCCCGGCGCTGCAATCATCAAGCAGGCGCATCAAGGCCGGACGCTTTTTATACGGCTTTCTGGCGCTGATTCCGGCGTCCTCGTAAATGCCAACCACCTCCATGCCGTGTGCAGCGGCATATGCAATCAGGGCCTCCCGCTGGTCTGCCAGGGACAGGCCGTGCTTCGCCTGTTCTTCGGTCGATACCCTGATGTACAGTGCTACACGGATGCGTAGATTATTTGGTAGAGTGACCACTATTTTTTGGCACATGTTATCCCCTCCAAAATCCATAGTTAGCACAATGGATGTCAACCCAAACGCACCAGGCAAAAAGCCCGATGATCAATAGTGACAAACCGAGTATGATCCACCTGTATAGCTTCACGGAGTGCCAAAGATTGCACAGTTCTGTATCCATCAGGCCGATGGTCTGCCGTTTGTTCTCAAGGCGGTGTTCTAGTCCGTCCTTTTCCGCTTGCAACGTTTCCTCACTGGCCGTCAGATGATCTCCGATGCCGTAAAATTCATCCAGCGACACGCCAAGGACGGCGCATATTGGCCCAACCGTGGAGATATAGGGGGCCTTGGAAGCATGGGTAAAGAAATTGTTGACGGTAGACGGCGGAATCCCCGATGCTTCAGCTATGTCCTGAATGGTCATACCCAAAGCGTTACGTTTCGCCTTACAAACTTCCTGAATTGTCATAAAAAGTGCCTCCTTACCCCCAAAATCAAAATATGGGTAAAGGCGGCACAAACTTTTAAACGGCTGAAAATGCCAAAAACCAAGCTTTGGGACTTGCCCACCCAACCCTGTTTTTGCTACGCTTTGATTACGGCAAGCCGACGTCCCCCGGCTTGCTCCCGGCTCCGCCGTTTGTTGCAGAGGCGGCGGGGCCGGGTTTTTCACTTACTTTATTTCCCAAGAGTTTCCGCAATTCTGGCAAAGGCAAATCTTTTGATTTTTTACAACGGTCTTTTCGCCACCTTTGCTTTTCTTCCACACGAGATTAGACATGCCAAGGGTTGATACCGCCATCAAGCCGCGAGCAGCATTGTTGATATGGCCTCCGATGCCGTTCCCGTGCTTTTTGGTTTTACTTGACACTTGCTCCATAGAGATTGTTACATTTTCGCTTCCGCAATTAGGGCAAACCATAGTGAAGCTCCTTTCATTCTTTTATATGCGTATATGTAAATATTCAATATGCGCGGGCAACCGTCATGCCCCCATATCTTGCGGTTGCAAAATCATGGTGGTGTGCTATAATAATCGAACAGACGTTCTATTCGCAAATGATGAACGGAGGATACATAGATGTTGGATTTACCGGCAAACTGTGATATAATGGCAACAGAACAGCTTGAAGAAATTCGCAACAAACTGATGCATGCCGTACTGCTTTTGCCGCAAGAGGAACAGGTAGAATTGCTGCGAATGATTAAAGGAGGAAACGATGGTGTATAATCAATTGTGGTATGAAAATCCCAACGTCCTTAAAGCCGTAAACGCGTGTCTCAACGTATTGGAAGCGTCTGGCATTTCGGCGGAATGCGCTACGCTTGTTCCGGGCTGTTTGGCGGAGGCTATTAAATGCAGCAATTATGAAACGCTAAAGCAAGGAGCATTCAAGAGCGCTCCCATTTCTGTAACCGCCAATAATGACGGCGGGTACAGTATTATGCCTGAAAGCCTGCAATGTATTGATCTACTATGGCCGAAGTGATACCCTTTGCCACCGTTTCAATTACCGATAGAGATATTGACTTCAAGGATTTTAAAACAGCGTTTGTTTTTGCCCAGCTTTCTTTTCCCCCGATGTTTGCGATAAAGTCATGGCCTTTTGGCGTGATGTGATAAATTGTATTCAAGTAAAAGTATCCAAACATTTCGCTTGTTGCAAAGGAAAAATCTGTTTTTAAGTATCCGCTTTCTGAAAGCTGCACAATATGATATATGATCTCTTCTTTTGAATAGCTGTCAGGAAGCAAGCGCACCAAACAGGGAATGCTGACATAGCTAAATTTTCTTAGCCCATTTGGATTTTCAATCGCAGTTTCAACGGAAATACGATCTTCGACCAAAAGCATAATATCCCGCAAGCAATCTGGGTTCAGTTTCATTCCGTGCCCCTCTTGCTTTTCAGATACCCGATATACCGGCAGACTTCCGCCAGTTCGGCGGGTGTCGCATCCCGGATATAATCTAATATTTCCTGCGCTTCCGCGCTCACACCCTCGATCTTCGGATCGGGGGTTTCTTTTATGCCCTCAGCCTCGACCAGTTTCCGCACCGTCTCAATATTCTCTAAGCACTTTGCGGTTGCTTCTGGGGTTTCCCCCTCGCACAACAAAATTTCGTCGGGAGTAGCTTTAAGAAGCTGACATATCCGTGCGGCTTCTTCTGGGGATGGGAGATTTTTCCCACGCCTTACTTCACTTAACCACCTCTTGTGTTTCCCGATCATTTTCGAAAATGATGCTTCGCTCCAGCTTTTAGCCGAAACTTTTTCTGCTATCGAATCTACGTTTGGTTGGACTGTATCTCTTTTTGGCATATCTACTCCTGAATAAATCGTAATGCAGCAGCGTGTACGTCATGCTCAAATTTTTCGTTTTCAACAGATATCCGTCTATTCCGCTTGTGCTTGTTGTTCCTGATTACGTCAATTTTTCTTTTCTTTATTTTATTGATTCTCTCAGCGAAATACTTGCTGTTTAATCCACCACGGCGAATCGCCTTTTTTAACCAAAATATGGCGTTGTCAAATTCCCACTCTTGCTCGTATAACTTGGAAAACATATTGCATGTAAATGTAAAGTCTAACGATGCAAATTTATCTAAAACAGTAAATGGTATTTTTCCGATTGCTTCTTCAAACGCTCCGATTGCAGCAAGCCTAAAATCAGCTCCTTTGTTCGCAAACGCATAAGCAACCGCGAATTTATCAAAAGCCGATGCCGAATTTCTATATTTTGTTACGGCAATTTCAAAAAGTACGTATCGGGGCTTGTACTTTATTACATACGCCTCGTTCACAAGCCCAAGAGACTGAAATTCCGCAGGGTACTTTGTTTTAACGATAGACAGCACTTTCCTGACGACATCCGCTTCATGTTGCGAAAAACGAGTTAAATCATATTTGTAGTTCGCCGCAATAATGCTTTGTGATGAATTTTGTTCATACTGTTCTGGATAATAGGCATACGGGTTATTCGGCCCTTTAGGCCGCGCAAGAATTAAGTCAATGTCTAAAAGCATATCTACCAAAAAATAGATGTATTTTTGTGCAATTCCACAAAAACCAACAAAATGGTCGTGTTTGGCTTTACAACACACAAAATGTAAGCTATAATAATCTCGTGAGTTATCATAGAGACAACAAAAAACCAGACCCCCAAAGAAAAATCCTTTTTGCGGGTTCCATAGACGATATTTTGTTGGCTGACACTTACATGATAGCGGCGGCGGTTTCGTTTGTCAAGTGAAAACTCACATTGACTGCGGCAGAGATAAAAAACCGCCCCGAAGTCTCTGCAACAAACTTCGGAGCGGTTGGAAGCGAACTCGTTTGCTAAATGGAATACCCCTCTGCAACAGAGTACGCCATTTGGCGCGTAGTTTAACTCCCATGCTTACCATACCACATATTTCTGCCGCAGTCAATGAATTCTCACACCGAAAGGAGGGCACATGACTTGGCATTGAAGGAACTTCGAGAACGTTCCAGCCTGACCCGTGCACAGGTAGCGAAGAAACTGAATGTGGACTTGTCCTGTGTGACGCATTGGGAGCTGGGTGACTGGCGACCGGCACGGAAGTACCACAAGAAGCTGGCGAGGATGTACGGCGTGACGGTGGACGAACTGTTCGAATCCAGCGATGGGGAATAAAAAATGCCCCGTCCGGTGTTGCAGACCGGGCAGGGCGGCGGAACAAATCTTAGGCTCAGATATGTATCCTGTCGCTATTTTAGCACAGGGGAAAGGAAAAGGCAATGGCGAAGAAACGAAAAATCGAATACCGGGTGATCTGGGTGTCTCCGCCTGACCCGGTGAAGATCATGACGGAGTTCGGCAAGATCTGGTCGAGGGAGCATGGCCTTGAGTTTGACGGTGTTTACACCAAAGAGGGGGACATCAAACAATGAGCTGGAACCTGTTTTTTATGATCCTGGGCGTGGCGTATGCGGCCACTTGGGTATTCAAGATCGTAGATTTCATCGAAGGAGGGAATCCGCATGAGAAAGCATGACCGGCGCACCAGAGAGCAGCGGAAGGCGGACGCCTCCGCATGGATGGGCTTTATGAGTTTTCTGGCCCTGCTGCTGATCACCATTGCGTATATGGTGGTGAGCGCGCGATGAACAGAAAGAACCGGCATGAGCGCTTTCCGCTGGATCTCTGCCCGGTCTGCGGCATGGACAGCGGTGAGCGGGTGCAGTCCACGGACGCACCGTTTAAGCACTATGTACGGTGTTCCACCTGCGGCGCTATCACAGCGGGTTACGCCCAGCAATCCAACGCCACGAAAGCGTGGAAGAGAGGGGATGCGTGGAAATGAAGATCTATCCGGTGTGCGCAAGATGTTCCATCGTTATGAACCACAATGCGTTTGACGATGTGGCTCCGGGGTTTTTGATCAACGGCGAGTGCTACTGCCCGGAGTGCGCGAAAGATTGGCTCAAGGATGAAGTTGACAGCGATCCGGAAGCCGTGGCGCGGGCCATGGGGATCGCGATCATCGACATCCCGGAGGACTGATATGAACCAGTGTGAGCGGATCTTGAAGTATCTGGATGAACACGGCAGCATCACACGGGCCGAGGCCATGAGCGAGTGCGGCATCGCCAATTTCACGGCGCGGGTCTCCGACTTGCGGCGGGACGGCGTGGCGCTGGACGTGGAGACGATCGCACAGAAGAACCGCTACGGCGAGACCGTGCGGTTTGCGAGATATAGGAGGAAAGAATGAACCTTTACGAAATTGACGCAGCCATTACGGCCCTGGTAGACCCGGAGACCGGTGAGGTCAGCGACTTTGACGCATTTGATCGGCTGAGCATGGCGCGAGATCAGAAGATCGAGAACATCGCGCTATATTACAAGAATTTGGTGGCGGATGCCGCTGCCTACAAGGCTGAGAAGCTCGCCTTTGCCGAACGGCAGAAGGCGGCGGAGAACAAGGCCAAGCGCCTCAAGGACTATCTGGCGTATGCCTTGCAGGGTCAGAAATTTGAATCCCCCCGCTGCGCGGTGATCTTCCGCAAGACTACCAGCGTGAATGTGGCTGATCCTGACACTGTTCTGGCATGGCTGCAGGACCACGCACATGAGGACTGCATCCAGTATGCGGAGCCGACCATCAGCAAGGCGGAGCTTGCCAAGATCCTGAAAACAGAAGCCGTCCCCGGCGCGGAGCTGGTGGATGGTTATAGCGTGGGGGTGAAGTGATGAATATCTATGAGAAAATCGCCGCCATCATGACGGATGTGCAGTACTTGGCCAAGGATGACCACGTGTCCTTCGGTTCTACCAGCTATAAGGCGCTGTCGGAGGAAAAGGTCACCTCCATCATGCGGGCGGAGCTGCTGAAATACAACCTTGTGGTGTTCCCCATCTCTCAGGCCACCAACCGCACCGGCAACATTACCCATGTGGACGTGGTGTACCGGATGGTCAACGTGGAGAACCCGGAGGAATCCATTGAGATTGCCTCCTGCGGGGATGGCGCAGACACACAGGACAAGGGTTCCGGTATGGCCATGACCTATGCGTTCAAGTATATGTGGCTGCGGACCTTTGCTTTGCCCACCGGAGAGGACCCGGACAAAATCTCCACGGAGGAACTGGAATACAAGGCCAAGACCCAGCAGGAGTGTATCTGTGAACGGTGTCAGAAGCCCATCTACCCCGTGAAGAAGCGGGACGGGAAGCCGTGGGAAGTGGAGGATATGGTGACTTACAGCCGGAAGATGTTCGGCGCCCAGCTGTGCGGCGACTGCATGAAGTTGGCGAAGAAGGAGCAGGATCATGCAGGCTGATACATTCCGCTGGTCTATGGACAGTGCCGGGGACTGGCTCTGCATCCAGACCAAGGACGCACGGCGGACGCTGGACAGCCTGAAACCCGGCAAGGTCTACGACGTGGAGATCAAGGAACACCGGGAGAAGCGGAGCCTCGACGCGAATGCGTACTTCTGGGTTCTGGTTGACCGGCTGGCCGAAAAGACCCGGATTCCCAAGACGGATATTTACCGGAGATACATTCGGGAGATCGGCGGCAATCATGAAATGGTCTGCGTGATCGATTCAGCCGTGGAAAAGCTGCGGAACGGGTGGGAACACAATGGGCTTGGCTGGCAGACGGATACCATGGCAAGCAGGATCCCCGGCTGCACCAACGTGATTTTGTATTACGGCTCCAGCACCTACAACACCCGGCAAATGTCACATTTGATCGATATGGCGGTGCAGGACTGCCAGGAGCAAGGCATTGAGACCCTGTCTCCGGACAAGCTGGCAGGGATGATGGAGGAATGGGGATGCACAAAATGACAAAGGCCACGTCCATCCCACAATCCGTGAAGGTTGTTGTATGGGCACGAGACAATCACCAGTGCGTGATCTGCGGGTCTCCCGCAGGCGCGCCGGTGGCCCATGTGGTACGGCGTTCGCAGGGCGGCAGAGGAATCGAGCAGAACATTGCCACCCTCTGCCCCCGCTGCCACCGCCTGTTTGACGAGGGTCCATTACGAGACCGCGAGCGCATCTATGTGCGGCTGGTGGCGCACATGAAAGCATTTTACCCGGATTGGAACCGGGAGGACATGATTTACAGAAAGGGAGCTATTTCATGCTGAACAGAATTATTGTGATGGGCCGGATGACCCGTGACCCTGAATTGCGCCGCACCAACAGCGGCACGGCGGTGGCGTCCTTCTCTCTGGCTGTTGACCGGGACTTCAAGTCCCAGTCCGGCGAAAAGGAAACGGACTTCATCGACATCGTGGCCTGGCGCAATACCGCCGAATTTGTGAGCAAATACTTTACCAAGGGCCGCATGGCCGTTGTGGAGGGCCGCTTGCAGCTGCGTGACTGGACCGACAAGGATGGCAATAAACGCCGTACCGCCGAGATCGTGGCCGATAGCGTGTACTTTGGCGATTCCAAGCGGGACGGCGGGGACACAGCGCAGAGTGAACCGCAGGGCGGTTTCAGCGAGATCGAGGCTGATGGGGACCTCCCGTTCTAAGGCGGTGGGCGAATGCCGAACAGGATCATCAAGGATAGCATCAGGACGAGCAAAAGCATCAACGCAATGTCGGATTTTCAATTCCGATTGTGGGCGTACCTGATCACCTACGTTGATGATTATGGGCGCGGCAGCGCAGACCCGGAATTGCTCAAAGGCTTTGTATTCCCCCGCAGAAAAGGTGTGACTGAGGGAACGATCAGTAAGACGCTTGCAGAATTGGCGACCATAGGCTCTGTGATCCTCTATGAAGTTGACGGAGAACCGTACCTATGTTTTCCAAACTGGAGCGAGCACCAGACGGTGAGGAACAAAGTAAGCAAATTCCCGGCACCTGCTGACGGATTGATTACATCTGAAATCAATTGCAATCAATTGCAAGCAGGTGAAAGCAAATGCGCCCGTAATCCAATCCAGAATCCAGAATCCAGAATCCAGAATCCAGAAGAAGTAGGCGGCGAGCCGCAAACGGCATCCCCGCCGGTGGTTTCCATCCCCCTCAATGACGGCACTGAATATCCGGTGTCGCAGGAGCAATGCCAGGAATGGGCAGGCGTGTACCCTGCTGTCGACGTGATACAGCAGTTGCGGGAGATGCGGGAATGGTGCCTGAATAACCCGGCGAAGCGGAAAACGGCGCGTGGTGTGCGCGGATTCATTACCCGCTGGCTGGCGAAAGAACAAGATCGCGGTGGCCGTAAGGGCGCAAAAGGCCCCGGCAGCAAATGCGAGGACGCTTGGGGGTATGTGTGATGGCGGGAGATTTTAAGCTGGCCGATCTGCTACGCAAGTACAAGCCCAGGGAATCGCAGAAAGGCAAACTGGCGAAGCGGTACAGGGACCAGCTTTGCTGGGACTGCGCCAACGCCTGCGGCGGATGCAACTGGTCTGCCCGGTATGAGCCGGTCCCCGGTTGGGATGCAACGCCAACGGAACGGGTCTTATCCGACGGGACCGGCGGTCTGCGGGTGATAACGTCCTACGAAATCAGGGATTGCCCGGAAAAGAGGTTGAGAAGATGATGCGGATCGTGGTTGATATTTACGGCGAGGACACGCAGGGCACGAAGGAAGCGGTAGCGATGCTGCTGGAGCCTCTGGGCCGCGTCCGGGTTGTGCAGATCATTGTTGACGGAAAGGAAGAAAAGCGATGATTGCATTTGAGATCCCCTATCCGGCAACAAAGCGCGGCAAGGCTACATGGAACAAGCGGTTTGGCCTGAACGCGTATTACGCCGGTAAGCATTGGTCGCAGCGAAAGAAGGACGCGGAAGAGCTGCACGAGCTGGCCCACTGGGCGATGCGCAAAGCAGGTATTGCAAAACGTCTGGTAAAACGCCCCGTCAAGGTGACATTTTTCTGGGATGACAATCTGGACGTCGACAATCACGGCGCGCTGGGCAAAGCCTTTGTGGACGCGATGAAGGGCTACCTACTGCCGGACGATAACCGGAAGTGGTTCCGCGCCGTGGAACACAAATTTTGGAACGGAGATACGATCCGCGTGGAAATTGAGGAGGCAGAATAATGGATGCTGTGGAGTTTTTGGACAAGGTTGACCGTCTCAGCAAAAGAGGATCTACCGAAGAAAAAATGCGCTACAACGATTATAGGACAGCAAGAGATAATACACGGGCGGTGAAGTTTGTCGAGCGATGGGACGCCGAGCACCCCGTCAAAACCAGGCAGAGCGAGTTCTTGAAGCTGTTTCCGAACGCACAAACTGATTCGGGATGCCTTAATGCTTGCCCAATGGATGTATTCGGCAATACGGGTATCGACTGCAACAAGCGAACTTGCTTTGAGTGCAAAAAGGCGTTCTGGCTTGCGGAGGTGGAGGAATGAGCGACTTGGAGCAGACCGCAATCAAGCGGCTGAAAGCGGCATCGGATATGAGCCTGCGGCTTTTTGAGAAGCCGTTGGTGATCACCTATTCCGGGGGCAAGGACAGCGACGTGCTCCTGCATCTGGCAAGGGCCAGCGGCATCCCATTTGAGGTATTGCACAACCTCACCACGGCAGACGCGCCGGAGACGGTGCGGCACGTGTACGATACGTTTTATCGGCTGGAATGCAAGGGCATCAAGTGCGACGTGGACAAGCACGTCCAGTCGGACGGCTCCCGTATGACCATGTGGAAACTGATTCAAAAGAAGCTCATGCCGCCCACACGCCTGATGCGGTACTGTTGCGCCGCCCTTAAAGAGGGGGGAGGCAAGAATAGGTTTATCGCTACGGGTGTTCGCTGGGCGGAATCCACGGCCAGGAAACGCCGTGGCGGCTTAGAGGTATTAACGTCTAAGCCACAAAGCAAACTGATCCTGTCAAACGATAACGACGAGGATCGCCGATTATTTGAAACGTGCCAACTCAAGGGGAAGCGGGTGGTCAACCCCATCATCGACTGGAAGGACAATGAGGTACTGGATTATGCCGCTGTTGAAAAAATCCCCATGAACCCGCTGTACTGTGAGGGCTTTCACCGGGTCGGATGTATAGGGTGTCCACTGGCAAACGTTAAAATGCGAATGATGGAGTTTTCCCGCTACCCCAAAATCAAGGCGGCGTATATCGGGGCCTTTGATCGAATGCTGGAAGAGCGGCAGAGACGTGGGAAAATGAACGGTGTGTTCCGAATGGGAGATACCGGCGTGGACGTATTCCATTGGTGGATGGAGGACGGCGTTTTGCCGGGGCAGGAAGTTCTTGGAGGGTTTGAGGAATGACAAACTTTGAGTTTTACACGAAAAACGCAGCCAGATTGGGGGAGCTGATCGAACTGTCCGTGGATGACGCACTGGAGGCGGAGGGCTGCTCACTTGATCTGAAATACCCAGAGAAGCTATCCAATGCCGATGATGCCCGCATGGTGACGTGGGCAAGCTGGCTGAATGAAGAAATGTAAGGAGGAATTATGAGAGATACAAACCTCGTAAATGCCCTGCGGGAACACGCAGATTGGTGGGAAAATGGAGACATGATGGATCCGCTGGGAGGGCTGGAGAAAGACCTGTTTGCAGCCGCTGACCGGCTGGAGAATCAAAACGCACACATCGCGGCGCTCCAGAAGGAGATTGAGAAGCTGCGGGCGCAGTTGCCCCGCTGGATCCCGGTGGAGGAGCGGCTACCGGAGAATTTTCGGAAAGTGCTGTGTTGGGGTGAGTATTTCCGCTATGGAGACTTTAATGGAATGTTTGTAAATTACGCACTCGGATATCAAAACAACGGGCGCTGGGGCGGTGAAGTTGCCAATGGAACAAATGCCCGTGCTTTGGCGTGGATGCCGCTGCCGGAACCGCCGAAGGAGAAATAATGGAAAATGTTAATTGCCTGCGTTGCCGCTTTAGGCATGAGGACAACGGGAACTGTACTGCGGTCGGCGGATTCTGCACGGCGGTCCCAGCGGCGCACTGCCCGTTACTGCGTCAGTATTTAGACACGGGCATGACGCCGGAACAGTGCGAAAACGCGAAGGTCATCATCGAATCCGTCTTTAGCGATGACACGTCAAAGGCGGAGCGGATTCGGAAATTGCTAAAAGCCGACGAGGACGGGCGGCTGGTGGTGCTGCCGTGCAAGGTGGGCGATACGGTGTATTTTGCTTTGCTTGGAAGAATCATTGAAAAGCAGGTATTTAGCATCGTTTCATTTTCAAATTCCACAAGAATTTACTGTGACGGAACCAGCGAATATTTCAGGCCAGAGGATATAGGAAAAACTTTCTTTCTCACCCGCGAGGAGGCGGAAGCGGCATTGGAGGCGATGAAGGATGAGTAAGGCTGTGATGCTGAGCATCCGCCCGAAGTGGGTGGAGAAGATCGCCAACGGCGAAAAAACCATCGAGGTCCGAAAGACCAAGCCGAAGCTGGACACGCCGTTCAAATGTTACATCTACTGCACGCTGCAAGGCTGTAACGAGTTTTTTCGAGTTGATCTTGGGCGTGATGTTGCCAAGTGGAACCGCGGCAAGTGGGCAGACCGCAAGGGCAAGGTTATCGGGGAGTTTACCTGCGACCGGATATTTTCCATCAATGTTTTCGACAATGGTAGCATTCAGAACTGGCTTTTCGAGCACATGGAGCGATCTTGTCTTACATACGAGGAGCTTGCTGACTACATCGGCAACGGGAAAACCGGCTACGGCTGGCATATCTCCGACCTGCTGATCTATGACCAGCCGCGGGAGCTGACGGCGTTTCGGCGGGCGTGCCCAAACAGTTGGTATTGTGAGAGCTGCGCCATGTACTGGGAAAACAACGGCACTTGTGGAAACGAGAGCTTGTATATTAAGCGCCCGCCCCAGAGCTGGTGCTATGTGGAGGCGATAAAGGATGGCTGAATTAAAACCTTGCCCGTTCTGCGGCGGTAAACTGAACTTTTACCGGGAAAACTATGTGAATCGTTTCGGAAAGCGCATCATTAAGCAATACTGGATGCACGATGATACAGATTGTGTCCTTAACGACATAAATCAGCCTTTTGTTTTAGGGGCTGGAGACGCAAATCCGGAAACGGGTTATCCGGGAGAGTATGCTGAAAAATGGAACAGGAGGGCTGACAATGGCTGAATACATCAAGCGAGATGCGGCGATTCGCGAGATAGAGCAAATAAATCCTGTTGACTATGGTGCTATGTGGGACTATGAAGCTCATCATTGGGCAGGAGAATGTCTAAGAGACTGCAAAGAGGCGATTGATAGTATTCCCACCGCCGACGTGGCCCCGGTGGTGCATGGACTATGGGAAAAAGAGCCATCATCTTTTTGGAGGTGGACACCGTCTGGTGCGGTAGCGGTTGCGCGTACTACTTACAGATGCGGTCTATGTGGACGGGGAACCGCCGTAAAATCTAACTACTGCCCCAACTGCGGGGCCAAGATGGAAGGAGGTAACGAAAATGTATAAGCCGTTAGCCGACAGCACCCTACTTAGGATGCCCAAAAAGGAGATTATTGAGCTGCTTCGCACCGCAGAGCATAACGCGAAGGTATCTCAGGAATGGGTGGACCAGCAAGCGGAGAACATCAAGGGCTGGAAACCGGTGGTGCATGGGCGGTGGATGCCGTTTCACAGCAGGACTGCGGGAGATATGCAGTATTGCTCCGTCTGCAAGATAGGGTTTGATGCCAAAACAGACTATTGCCCCCGCTGCGGAGCGAAGATGGACGGCGAGAGAAAGGATAACGAAAATGAATGATAATTTGAATTACGGCTGTGCAACAGGAAACTGCGTGTCTCCCATGACTGGTAGCATGAAGGAGACGATCATGATTTTGTCTGATGAGGTAAAAAAAGCTAATGAACTGATAACGCAAATTCAAAAAGAACTATTCGGCGATAAGCCGCAAAACGCAGTAATGCCTCCAGACGGTATGTGCGCGCAGGATGCTTTGGAAGGGTGCAAGGGCATTGCAGAATTGAATCTTGAAATCCTGAACGATATTCTGCGAGGGATCAACGGGTGATGTCAATGAAACTGGTTGCTGTAAATTATCAACAGCGCAGGCTTCATTTTTTCAAAGAACAGCTTGCAGCGGCAAAAAGGCGGTTGAAGTGGGCAGTGGATCATGACAGGAACTTTATTGAGCTGGAAGATGATGGTGAAATCGTAAGTTTTTACGAGTGGGCTGTGCAAGCAGCGGAAAAGGAGTGCGCTAATGGCTAAACAATCCGCTTATTTGCAACGGCGGGATGCGCAGTTGGATGCGGTCTTTTGGGCCGGTGCTGCGATGGCAGCGCAGTTTGCCGTTGACACTCTGCAGATGACTATGCACCAGCAGGAAGGCTGGGGTTATGATCGCATCATGCGCGTCACGCATGAGTGGATGGAGACACAGCGGGAATACAGGCCTGCCTTAAACTGCAAGGACCCGGAGGCGGACGTCCGGCAAGTGCACATGGACCGAGTGCTGGCGCAGATTATCAACGGGAAGGCGGAGCTGATCCCCTTCCCGGACAGATACAAGGATTTGAAAAAGGTCCGTTATGGGAGGTAACTATGCAGAAGGAAGATATATCACTCCTGCGCATCTATGCGAAGAATGATATGAATTGCGTGAAAACAGCGAAGGAAATGGACATCCACCATAACAGCGTGATCTATCGGTTGGGCAAAATCAAGACGGAAACCGGGCTGGATGCGCGGAAGTTCTGGGACTTGGTGAAGCTGCTGGAAATGGAGGGACTATGACCATCGGACAGACCGTAAGCGCACGGTTCAAAACCATTCCGAATCTGTTGAAAAGCAAATCCACAGCGAACGAGGAAACATACCCCATCCGCACCGGCGAGATTATTTACATTCACCCGAAGGGCAGGTTAATCAGTGTGCGGACGGAAACGGCGGGCGGACCCGTGATAGAAAATTTCCGGCTATGTGAGGTGGTTATGTGAGCACATTCCCGGAGCGGCTGCGCAAATTGAGAGAATCTGAGCGGCCTGCTAAAAGTATGAGAGTGAAAGCGGAGCTGATTGGGATCGGGCATGATACGCTGCGGAAGTACGAAACCGGGGAAAACGAACCGGCTCTCAGCCAGTTGAAGCTGATAGCGAATCATTACCACGTCAGCTTGGATGAGCTTGTATGGGACGAGGGCGAGCGAGAGAGTAAACCTTTATAGTATCGCAAAAAAAAATAGTCTTTGCCCCCAATTCGGGGCAAGCGTAGAAAAATATGTGTCAGAATGAGGGTGCGGGGTTATATCCGTATCCTCATTCTTTCCATCCATCCTTTCTTTCCTCCTGACCCCGGCGGATGCCGGGGATATGCAGACGTAGCTCAGTTGGCAGAGCACCGCGCCGGGAGGTATGCGCTGGTTCAAGTCCAGCCGTCTGCACCATGGCGGGGAGCGTTTCGGGTGATGCGTCCTCGCTCCAAGAATATATAAGCTGCGGCCCGCAAAAGCAACTCGTCTCCGGCAACTGGTACTTGCCCTTGACGCCCCGGTGCAATTCCGGTTGGGCAGAGGCCCCTCCGCACCTCTCAACGATGTGTCCCAGGAGGGACATTCACGGCATAGGTGCCCCGTAAGGGGAGACCACAGCGAGTGACGGAGACTTTTCCCGAAGCGCTAAAGCAGGGCAGGACTGCAATGCCGTACCAGATGTGCCCCTCGGGGCGGGTAAAGTCTGCTATGTAAGGCCAAGGGGTGGGGGCTGGTAGCAAAATAATGTTAAGAGGTTATGCGAAATGAAAAAGTATATTGGCACGAAAATCATTGAAGCGTCCCCTGCTATTCGCAAGGGTGGCAAGGTCTACGATGCGAACGAGCTGATCCCCAGAAGCATGGAGCCTGTGGAAGAGGGTTACAAGGTCCGCTACCAGGACGGCTACGAGAGTTTTAGCCCTAAGGACGTGTTCGAGGAAGCGTACCGCCCCATCGACGGCATGAGCTTTGGCTTGGCTATTGAAGCGGCGAAGAAAGGGAAGAGAATTGCCCGTCATGGCTGGAACGGTAAGAACCAGTACGTTGAGCTTGCGGAGCGCATCAGCTATGAGAATGCTGCGCATGAGGTGATCAACGCCATTCACGAAGCTATCGGTAACAAAGCGCTTGCTTTTGTCGGCACATCCGGCGTGCAGCTCGGCTGGCTGGCATCGCAGGCGGATATGCTTGCCGATGACTGGATGATCGTGGAGTAAATTATTACCGGTAGCAAACCAGGAGGATGGCATGGAAATCACAAAACGGCGGATTGCGGATATTGTGCCGTATGCCGCAAACGCAAAAAAGCATGATAAGCGGCAAATCAACAACGTTGCGGAGAGCATCAAGCAGTATGGTTTTGTGCAGCCGATTGTGATTGACCGTGACGGCGTGATCGTAATCGGCCACTGCCGCGCTCTGGCGGCAAAGAAGCTGGGTATGGAAGAAGTGCCTTGCGTCTGCGTAGACGATCTGACACCGAAGCAGGTGAATGCCCTGCGGCTGGTGGATAATAAGAGCAACGAGAGCGACTGGGATTTTGACCTGCTGGCTGATGAACTGCCCGGTCTTGACCTGTCGGCGTTTGACTTTGAATGGGGTCTGCGTGATGAACTGAACGATTCCGTTGTCGAGGATGATTATGAACCTGTCATTCCGGCGGAGCCGAAGAGCAAGCTGGGCGATGTATACCAGCTTGGAGACCATCGCCTCATGTGCGGAGACAGTACATCTCTGACTTATGTACAAACGCTTGTGGGGGGGCCCACAAATCGATCTTCTTCTCACCGATCCTCCGTACAATGTGGACTATCAGGGCACCGCCGGTAAAATCAAGAACGATAACATGGAAGATGCAGCATTTAGGCAGTTCCTGACGGATGCCTTCTCCAATGCGGTGATGGTTATGAAACCCGGCGCTCCGTTTTACATTTGGCATGCAGACAGTGAAGGGGATAACTTCCGTGGTGCGTGCCGAGATGCGATGCTGCGTGTCCGGCAGTGCCTGATTTGGGTGAAGAATTCCCTCGTAATGGGGAGACAGGATTTCCAGTGGAAACATGAGCCTTGCCTGTACGGTGAAAGCGAAATTGAAGAGGATGCGCATGAGCCTTGCCTTTACGGCTGGACGGAAGGCAAGAAGCACTACTTCTTCAAGAACCGCAGGCAGACAACTGTATTGAATTTCGATAAGCCTGTCAAATCTGCGGAGCATCCGACCATGAAGCCGATTAAGCTGTTTGATTACCAGATGCAGTGCTCCAGTAAGCCGGGTGAGAATGTGCTTGACCTGTTCGCCGGATCTGGAACAACGATCATGGCAGCGGAGCAGAATGGGAGACACGCTTTCTGCATGGAGTATGATCCGAAGTATGCCGACGTCATTGTTGACCGGTGGGAGAAGTTCACCGGAAAGAAGGCGGTGCTTCTGCATGACTGATGCTCAGGCGACTGCGCGGAGGATGTTGAAGAAAAACCAGCAGTATTTATCTACACAGCAAATGAAAACACTGAACGGGCTGATTAAGTCCGGCGATATTACAGGGGCCATGAATGGCCTGCATACATTGGTGGCGAGAAAGCTGACTGCGAGGAAGAAATCTCTGGCATGATCGAATATTAAGGAATGGAGGGGTGGAAGTGGCACGGACTGGAAGGCCGAAAAAGGTAATAAATCAAAAGCTGTTTGAGAACCTATGCGGCATCCAGTGCACGGAAGCAGAAATCTGCGGAGTGCTTGAGTGCAGCGCGGACACCCTGAATCGATGGTGCAAACGGACGTACAAAATGACTTTTGCGGACACATATAAAAGCAAAAGTCAGGTGGGAAAGTCGAGCCTGCGGAGAGCGCAGTGGAAGCTGGCCGAAAAGAACGCAAGCATGGCTATCTGGCTGGGGAAACAGTACCTTGGACAGCGCGATATTGTTGAGCTGGGCTTGCCGACGGATAACACGCAGGAGGACGCTTTGAGCGTGAGCCTGCGTGAAATGGCAGAAGGGCTGGAGAGCGATGATTAGCGCAAAGCAGAAGAAAATTCTCGCTTATCCATATTCCAAGTATGATGCGCTGATTTGCGACGGCGCTGTGCGTTCCGGCAAGACCTCCATTATGATGTGGGCGTATGTGCGCTGGGCGATGGAAAATTTCAGCGGTCAGCGTTTTGGCGTGTGCGGTAGAACGGTGGACAGCTGTACCAAGAACATCATCGTACCGTTCACGGCGATGAGCCTTGCAAAGGAACGTTATATCGTCCGCTGGCGGCGCGGTGACAAGGTAATGGAAGTGCGGCGCGGAGCCGTGACAAATTACTTTGAAGTGTTCGGCGGCAAGGACGAGGCGAGCTATACACTGATCCAAGGCCGCACACTGGCGGGTGTGTTGCTGGACGAGGTGGTATTGATGCCACGCTCATTCGTGGAACAGGCGCTTGCACGTTGCTCCGTTGACGGCGCGCGGCTGTGGTTCTCTTGTAACCCCGGCAGCCCACACCACTGGTTCTATCAGGAGTGGATCAAGCGGAGCCGTGAGCGTAATGCACTGTATCTACACTTTGAAATGACGGACAACCCCGGCCTGAGCAAGCGCACCCTTGAACGGTACGAGAATATGTATGCCGGTATATTTTATGACCGGTATGTGCGCGGCCTGTGGGTAGCGGCAGAGGGCATCGTTTATAAGGACTTCGCCAACGATACAGAAAAGTATTTGATCGGAGACCCTTTGGAGTGGGCCAAGCAAAACGGCACCAGCTTCTCAATCATTTCAATTGGCGTTGACTTCGGCGGTACAAAGTCCGCAACGAAATTTCAAGCCACCGGGATTACAAAAAATTTCCGGGTTGTGGCGTTGGAAGAAGAATACATCAAAAACGAAGAGATTGACCCGGATGCATTAAACCGGCGTTTTGCTACGTTCTGCCAGTTGATAACGTCAAAGTATGGTTACAGCCAGACACGAGCAGATAGCGCGGAAACGGTGCTTATACGAGGGTTAGATCACACGGCACAAAAACTCCGGCTGGGTACCCAAGTCAAGAACGCACTGAAAATGCAAATCACAGACAGAATTCGGCTGGTGGTGTTGCTGATGAAGCAGGGGCGGTTCAAGGTTTCCAGAAACTGCCCCCATCTGATCGATGCACTGCAATCCGCTATTTATGATCCTGATAAATTTGAGGACGAGCGCTTGGATGATGGCACGTCCGACATCGACAGCTTGGATGCCTTTGAGTACAGCATTGAGCCTTATTACAAAGACCTGGAACGTGCCGGTCACATGATGGGACGGTGAAATAGTGAATATTCGCAGAGCATTAAAGGATATTGGGTTTGACACGGTCGACAGCAAATTTTACTCTCTAATCGACCTGTGGGACGCATGGTATAAGGGAAACGTTGAAGATTTCCACAGCTATACGGTGTGGAATGGCATTGAAGAGCTGGAGTGCCACCGTTATTCGGTTGGAATGGGAAAGAAAGTCTGCGAGGATTGGGCCAACCTCCTGATGAACGAGCGAGTCAACATCACGCTTGAAGGCAAACAGGAACAGGAATTTATCGATACTGTTTTTGCCGATAACAATTGGGAGGTCAAGGCTAACGAATCGCAGG